AACTGCAGCTCAATGGACTTCTACCAACGATGGCGATGGCCCAATCCTAGAAGTTGGTGAAATTGGCTTTGAAACCGACACTGGTAAGTTTAAAATCGGCGACGGTACAAATAGATGGATCGACCTAGATTACTTCCTAGATGAATCAGAAATTGATAGTATTACAGGTGATTATGTTTTATCATCTACCCTGGGACAAAATAATGGTGTTGCAACTCTTGATGGATCTGGAAATGTTCCAGTTTCTCAGCTAGGAAACATTATTGATGCAGCTCCTGGAGCACTTGACACTCTTAATGAATTAGCTGCAGCTCTAAATGATGATGCAAACTTTGCTACCACAGTTACAAATTCTTTGGGAAATAAACAAGATAAAGTTTCTGGCGTATCAGACACAGAAATTGGATATCTTTCTAACGTAACATCAGATATTCAGTCACAACTTAATGATAAGCTTGAATCAGCAGACTTAGATGAGGCTGCACAGGATGCTATTAATACCGCATTAGTAGCGGGTACTGGTATTGATAAGACTTATGACGATAATGCAAACACAATAACATTAAATATTGACTCTACAGTTACCACAAATGATGGAACACAGATATTAACCAATAAAGCAATTAGTGGAACAAGCAACTCTTTAAGCAATATTCCAAACTCCGCATTAGATTATGACCATATCACAATTAATGGAAGCTCTGTTTCTCTTGGTGGTAGTACAACAATTGATGCTCTACCGTCTCAAACTGGAGAAGGTGGAAAATATTTAACTACAGATGGTAATAATCCATCTTGGTCAACTATTGATCTTTCTTCAAAGCAGGATGTAGTGGCTGGAGTATCAGATACCGAAATTGGATATTTATCTAATGTAACATCAGACATTCAAAATCAAATAGATGGAAAGCTTTCAACATCTGGTGGAACAATGACTGGAGATATAACTCTTCCAGGTTCACCAACACAAGCACTACATGCTGCAACAAAAGCATATGTTGATGGCATTGCAGAAGGCTTACATATTCATGCATCATGCGTTGCTGCTACAACAGCAAATTTGTCAATCTCTGCAGATCTTGAACCTGGAGATATAGTAGATGGTGTAACTCTTGCAGAAGGTGATCGTGTTCTTGTTAAGTCACAGACTAATACAGCACAAAATGGTATTTATGTTGTTCAATCTTCAGGCGCAGCACTTCGTGCATCTGATTTTAATGAACCACAAGAAGTTGATGGTGGAGATTTTGTATTTGTAACTGGAGGAACACTACACGATAATACTGGCTGGGTTCAAACAACTACAAATGTTGTAACAATTGGAACAGACCCAATAGTATTTACACAATTTTCTGGAGCAGGAACTTATACTGCTGGAAATGGTCTTGAGTTAAATGAAACAGTATTTAGTATAGACACTGACATAACAGTAGATACGTCTACAGCTCAAACATTAACAAATAAAACAATTGATGCTGCTTCAAATACAATTTCAAATATTCCAAACTCTTCTTTAGAAAATTCAGATGTAACAATTAATGGAGAATCTGTTTCATTGGGAGGATCGATAGCAATCCCAACAGGAGCAACAGCTCAACTTGTTTCATCAAATATATCATTACAGCACAACTATAATTATTTTGTAGATACTTCAGCAGCCAGAACCCTAACCCTGGCATCTGCCCCATCTCTTGGAGACACAATTGCCATCATAGACGCAGCTGGGCTGGCAGCAACAAATAAAATAACTATAGATTCAAACGGTGGTAAAATAAACGGTACAGTACAAGATCTAGAAATAGATATGAATAATGCTGCTGTAGTATTAATTTATACAGGATCTAGCTACGGATGGAGAGTAGGATAATGACACTAAGCTTAAGCACAATGATGTCTGGTGGAGGGGCCCAGTCTGATAATAATTTTACTGTTATGACAGAGGGCAATGGTTATACCCTTGTAGACTTAACAACTACATATCCAGCAGGAAAATATTCTGTTGCATCAAAACTTGCAGATACAGCTTATGATATTTATTTAATTGCAGAAGATGGCTCAAATGCAGGGTACTTAGCAGCAAGCTCATATATCCAACTTAATATTACTGCTACACAATCTTTTAATAAAGTAGTTATTTATGGTGCAACTAATAATGATGTTATTAACTTTACATATTCAAATATTTATTCTGCCACAGGTCCATCAACTGGAGAATATACGGGAGCAGCACCAAGATTAATTTCTATCTCAACATCAGACCTACCAAATAAAGATAATACTACTACAATTACAGGTCAAAATTTTGCAACAGATGTTGAAGTCACATTTACTGGTACGGACAGTGTTGCTAGATCAGCAAAAGCAATTAACAGAGTATCTTCTACTTCTATTATTGTTACTCGTCCAGACGATATGCCAACAACCTATTCACCATACACACTTACTGCTACAAACCCAGGCATTACTGCCCCAGCATCTACTAATACACATAAACTAACTAATGCAATTACTGCAGGTAATGCTCCAGTATGGGTAACATCTGCAACATTGCCAGCATATAGAAAAGATGAAGCATATTCACAAACTATTCAGGCATCAGATTCAGATGGTGGAGCAGCCATTATATACTCAGTTGTATCTGGATCACTTCCATCTGGATTAACATTTAATACATCAACTGCTCAATTTTCAGGTACACCAACAACAAATACTGCAAGTCCATACTCTTATACAATTCGTGCAACCGACGCTGGAGGAAACTATGTAGATAGAGCTTTTGTTGTTCAGCAACTTGCTCCAGACGCTCCAACTATAGGAACTGGTACGGATATTGGTACTTCACGCTCATATAATGATGGTGCCGTATCTGTTACATTTACACCAGCACTAACTGGACCAGCTGCTACATCATATACTGTTACAGCATATGCTGGAGGATCGCCAACAGCATTCTCTACAACTGGAGCATCAAGCCCATTAACTGTAGCTGGATTAGCATCAAATACTAGCTATACTTTTGTTGTAAAAGCAACCAACTTTTCTGGAGGAGACAGCCTTACTTCATCACAATCTTCATCAGTTACAGCTACAACAGTGCCACAAGCACCAACTGTTGGAACGGCAACAGTTACAGGTGCTCAATCAGCGTCTATTCCATTTACAGCAAATGCAACAGGTGGAAAAACTGTAACAAATTATGATATTACATCAAGCCCACTTGGTTTAAATTACACTGGTGGAGCATCTCCAATATCAGCAACATCTTTGCCTCTTGGAACTAATTATACTTTTACAGTTAGAGCGTATAATGCAAATGGATGGTCTGCATCATCTTCAGCATCAAACTCTGTTCAAATGGCATATCCAGCATCAGATTCTGATAATTTTAATAGAACAACTTCTGTAGCTTTGGGAAGTACAACTGGAAATGCTCAAGCATGGGTTGCAGATTCTGGAACATGGACTGCAAACGGATCTCAAGCAACAACATCAAGTGGTTTTGCACTTGCACACGTAAATATTAATGGAACAAATCAAACAGTAAATGCTGATGCATATGCTCAAACTGGTGTTGCTTGGTGGGTAGCTAATGGATCAACTCACTGGGGAGCAGTACCGTACTACGATACATCTATTTCATACTCTACTTCTTGTGGTACGTATGTATATGATTATACCAACAGTGATCCAGGCGGATGCTGTGCCAACTTGACATTCAATAGATACACATTTGAATTAATGTGTTGCGACGGTGCTTATGGCTATGGATCTGGAACATCAGCTTGTGGATCATCAACACAAAAAACTAACATTTGTGGAAATAATGGAGGATATTGTGGATGCACCACTCTAGAAGGTCCGTATGCTAGATGTCAAGTAAATACCACTACATCCACAACTACTTATAATTCTAATATTAGAGTTATTCAAAATGGTGGCAATTATACAAATTCAACATTAACGTCCAATACATCATCTTATACTGCAATAAATTCAGTTCGTGTAGTCACGGCATCTGGAAATGTTGCAATTAGTGGATACTCCTCAACTGGTCAGTCTGGGCAAATTGGTAGTACAATTAGCTTTACTCCTTCTACTACACAATATCAAGGTGTTGGAATTATTAAGTCTTCCCAGGGAGCCGTTTCTGGATCGACACTGGATAACTGGTCAGCATCTTCATAATTTATAGGGTATAATAATTAAATAGAAAAGGAGAAAAAATGGATAATAATCGTAAAATTGCAATTGTTAAAGATGGCATTGTTCTTGAAGTAATGAATACAAATGATATTCTAGCTTCAATGTTTTTAGATAATGTTACTTTTATAGATGCAACATTAGATAATAATATGTGTAAAACTTTTAAAGGAGACACATATGACTCAGCTACTGGAAAATTTGATCATGAATCAAAAGTTGTTTATCTATTAAACGAAAGCGAAGAAGAATAGATTAATGTTTCAATTAAAAAGGGTAGAGAAAATTGAATATGCAAATCTAAATCCATTTTTTCCTACATTTAATATTATAAAAACAAAAATTCCTCAATGGTACAGAGATTCTGATTTTTTTATACCAGAAGAAAAAATTGATAGCAGAAAAAATAAAAAATGGGAAAATAAAGGTGTGAAAACCTGTGTACCATTTTTAGATTCGCTTACCTTTGGCTATTGTTTTGAACTAGCTACAGATATTTTTATAGGCAAAGATCACGAAGGATATCCATATATAAATTGGAAAGATGGATCACCAGCTCCAGCAAGCGAAAGGAAAAATGATCCAAACGATAAAATTCCAACTCCATCAGGTCATTATAATGCTCACTTCATTTGGCTAACCCCATCTGTGTTCAAGCTTCCAAACGGGTATTCTGCATTAATAACTCACCCTTTAAATAGATTTGATTTGCCATTTACAACTATGAGCGGAATTGTTGATGCTGATAGCACAATGCATAAAGGAAATATTCCATTTTTTATTAAGAAAGATTTTGAGGGATATATTGAAAAGGGAACTCCTATTATGCAAATTTTGCCATTTAAAAGGGATAATTGGGAAATGCAAGAAAATTTAAAACTTATAGAAATATCAAACCAAAATAATGCAAGCTCTGGCTCAGTACATTATGGATGGTATAAAAAAAATATTTGGAAAAAAAAGCATTTTAAGTAAATCATATTATTAAATAATAAAAAGAGAAATGGTATAATAAAAAGATGACAAACAATAAAGATCCATACAGCAGACCAGCTAGACCTTGGGACCTATTTAATAAAAATTTGGGAAGGGTACAAGAAGAGATATCTGAAAAACGACTATCTATTTGTAGAGAGTGTCCAGAGTTTATAAAGGCAACATCACAATGTAAAGAGTGCGGTTGTATTATGAATTTAAAAACAAAACTTCCTAATGCTTCATGTCCTATCGGTAAATGGGATGTTGTTATTATAGATAAAGTTAGTTTTAAAGAGTAGAGTATGTCAGATACAGATAATGTCCCTGCTGAAGCAGAAAAAATTTATATGCCGCCAATTAGGGTAGCTTTAATTATTGATAATAAGGTAGAAGAAATTATTTTTGCAGAGGATAGGCTTGGAGCCATATTATTAAGCGAACCACTTATGCTTGAAATTGTTCAAGAAAGAGCCACATCAGAATATGTTGCAATAGGTGATTATTATGACCCAGAAACAGATAAATTTTTTCGTACTAGGTCAGAAGTGACACCATTAGACTATTTGGAAGATTTAGAAGAATAGCGATATGCTATATATATAAATCTATGCTATACTAGGAGAGCTTTGTAATTTGCAAAGCTCTCTTATTATTTTTATTGAAAGGTTTTATAAATGTCAGATCTATTTTCATTTCGTTTGCTAGAAGAGTTTGTTAATAAATATAAGGATTTAGAGCCACCGTTCGGATTTGCTGATGCTGGAAATAACTCCCTTGGAGAAATCACATTTATTAGAACCTATTCTAGAGTCAAAGAGGATGGCACCAAAGAACGCTGGTATGAAGTATGCCGTCGTGTAATCGAGGGTATGTACTCAGTACAAAAAAATCACGCTAAAGAAAACCGTCTTCCATGGAATGATAATAAAGCACAGAAGTCTGCACAGGAAGCCTTTGAAAGAATGTTTAATTTAAAGTGGACACCACCAGGACGTGGCATGTGGGCATTTGGAACTCCTATGACTATGGAGAAGAAAAACTCTGCTGCCCTTCAAAATTGTGCGATGGTATCAACAAGAGATCTTGACAAGAACGATCCAGGCGCATTATTTGCATGGGTAATGGATGCATTAATGTTAGGTATTGGAGTTGGATTTGATACCGTTGGAGCAGAAAAACAATTTCCTATCTATTCCCCAACAGAGCCAGCATTTATTTATGAAATACCAGATACTCGTGAAGGTTGGGTTGAATCAGTAAGAATGCTATTAAATTCTTATTTAAGGCCACATCAAGCAATTCAAGAATTTAACTATGATTTGATCCGTCCTCTAGGAGCTCCTATAAAAGGCTTTGGAGGCGTTGCAAGCGGTCCACAGCCACTCATTGACCTTCACAACCGTATCCGTACTGTAATCGGCGGTAGAGCAGGAGAAACCCTAGATTCACGTGCTATTGTAGACATTGTAAATCTAATTGGTACATGTGTTGTTTCTGGAAATGTTCGTCGTTCTGCTACCCTTGCACTAGGTGCTTCTGGAGATGAAGATTTTATCAATTTAAAAAATGCAGAAGTATTTCCTGATAGAAATTCATATGATCCAGAAAAACCAGGATGGGCATGGATGTCAAATAATTCTATTTCTGCAACGGTAGGAACAAAATATGATGACTATGTAGACCTTATCGTAAATAATGGAGAGCCAGGATTTATTTGGCTAGATGTTGCAAGAAATTATGGCAGACTAAATGATGCTCCAGATTACAAAGATTATCGTGTTATGGGATTTAATCCATGTGCAGAGCAGCCACTGGAATCATACGAACTCTGTACATTAGTCGAGGTACATTTAAATCGTCATGAATCAAAAGAAGATTTTTTACGTACATTAAAATTTGCATATTTGTATGGAAAGACTGTTACATTAATTCCAACACACTGGCAACAGACAAATGGAATCATGCAGCGTAATCGTCGTATTGGAACATCTCTAACTGGTATTGCTTCTTTTGCAGATAAGAAGGGCTTACCAGCAGTTCGTGAATGGATGGACGAAGGATACAATACAATTCGTAAATACGACCACACATACTCTGAGTGGTTATGCGTTCGTGAATCAATTCGTGTAACAACTGTTAAGCCATCAGGATCAGTTTCTATTCTTTCTGGTGCAACGCCAGGAGTTCACTGGGCTCCAGGAGGAGATTACTTCTTGAGAGCAATTCGTTTTGGAGAAACAGATCCAATGATTCACTTGTTCAAAGCTGCAGGGTATAAGATTGAAAAAGACCTTGTATCAGCAAATACACAGGTAGTTTATTTTCCAGTACATTCTGGACATCCAAGATCTGAAAAAGATGTAACATTATTTGAAAAAATAGCACTTGCTGCTACTGCTCAAAAATATTGGTCAGATAATGGTGTTTCTGTTACCCTTTCATTTGATAAGGAAACAGAATCAAAGCATGTTGCTCCAGCATTGAATATGTATGAAGGGCAACTAAAAGCAGTATCATTCTTGCCAATGGGTAATACTGTTTATCCACAGCAGCCATATACACAAATCACAAAAGAAGAATATGAGTCATATATTGGTAAGATTAAAAAGATTAATTGGTCTGCTATTTATGATGGAGTAGGAAATCTTGATTCTATTGGCGAGGCCTACTGTACTACGGACAGCTGTGAGATAAAAATAGGGTAAAATGGTAAAGCGGGGGTATAAAATTACTATTATATGCTATACTTATGGTTATGAACAATAACGTCAATCCTTTTATTAGTCCAAAAACTGGCAAACCTATTGTTAGCAATGTACGACGTCAAGTTATTGAAAAGAAATATAACTGGGGTCTATATGTTTATAAAAAATCTACTGGTAAATGGTTTACAGACGGAGAGGGAAATGTTTTAAATATTCCTGCTGTTCGTGGTGATTTAACAAAGATTGCAGAGCTAAAGCAGGCAGCAAAATATTATGGAGATGATGGTGATGGGGAAGCAGTTTTTGTTCCAGGACTTACCAGGATTTCTGAAGAAGAACATACTGAGCAAATGGATAGATTCAAAAATGGTCTTTTGCCATCAATGAATGATCTTGGAGCTATTCATGCTGCACAGCAAACTTTAAAGACACATGGAAGAGATGCCTACGAAAATGGATAGAGATTTTGAATATATTCAAGCAAGCCTGAATACACAGCCAAGCAGAGAGAATCAGTTTGCAGGCCATGATCCTTTTAGCAAGTCTTGGGATGATTTAAAAAACCTTGTTGGCATTGATAATAATTTTAAAAGACGTGCAGCAAGAAATTTAAATAAGGCGGTAGCCACAGAAGATCCAAGATATTTGGATTCAGCAAATGCAAATCCAGCAGGACAAGATGCGGAATCAAAGGCAATTAATCCTGGAACTGTATACAGAAACGGCTATGGATTATTTGATGTAATTACACCACCATACAATATGTATGAATTGGCAAACTTTTATGATACTAATTTTGCAAACCATGCTGCTATTGATGCTAAGGTAGAAAATGTTGTTGGTCTTGGATATCGTTTTGATATTACAGATAGAACAATGCTTAGCTTTGAACTCTCAGAAGATCAAGAAAAAGTTGGTCGTGCACGTAACAGAATTGAAAGAGCAAAAATTGAGTT